CTTAAAACAAATTGGTTATGGGATTAGCAAGGGGGTGTAATGATGGGCGAAAAAATTACATCAGAATCAGTCGAAATAAAGTCGAAAAATAGGAAATCATCAAAAACTACTTCAGAAGACCACGTCTTACAAGAATTGAAGCAGCTTTATTCGAACATTCCACCGGAAAAGAAAATCATATGTTATAGCATGCTTGAAGAAGCGGCATTTTTAAAGAATACTCTTGAAGGTCTTCGTAAGGAGATAAAAGAAAACGGGACTACAGATGAATATAAGAATGGTGCTAACCAATATGGTAAGAAAATCAGTGCATCACTTCAAAGCTATAACAATACTTTAAAAAATTATTACGCTTTAATAGAAAAAATAGTGAAGATGTTTCCTCTTGAATCAGAGCAGACAGATGAATTACTGGAATTCTTAAATAGTTGAAATCGTGAGTGTTAATTATATCTATCAATACTGGCAACATATTACAGACGGTACAGTTACAGTCGGACAATGGGTTAAATTGGCTTATCGAATGTTGGTAGAGGGACTTCAAAAGAAGTCCTTTTATTTTGACCAAAAGAAAGCTAACAAGGCTATCGACTTCATCGAAAAGTTCTGCCGCCATCATGAGGGGCCATTAGCACCGGGAAAGATTGTTCTTGAAGAATGGCAGAAGGCATTTATATCTGCCTTATTCGGAATAGTCGATGACAAGGGTGACAGACAATTTCGTGAAGTCATACTTGAAATCGGAAGAAAGAACGGGAAAACAATTCTTGCCGCTGCTATTTGTGCTTATCATGTTTACCTTGACGGTGAATATGGTGCAAGGGTCTATATGGCGGCACCTAAACTTGCACAAGCAGACCTCTGCTATACCGCTTTTTATCAGATGGTTAAGAAAGAACCACTTCTTGATAAAAGAGCAAAGAAGAGAAGAACTGATATTTATATTGAGGAAAGTAATAGTTCCATATCACCGTTAGCTTTCTCGGAAAAGAGAGCTGACGGTCTGAATATCAGTCTGGGTATTTTGGATGAAGTTGCGGCTTGGCATGGTGCTTCAGGGAAGAAATTCTATGAGGTTCTGAAATCATCAATGGGTGCCAGACGGCAACCATTATTGTTATCAATCAGCACCGCAGGTTATGAAAATGAAGGTGCTTTTGATGAATTGATAAAGAGAGGTACAAGGGTTCTATTAGGTGATTCTAAAGAGAAAAGATTATTACCTATCTTATATCAGATAGATGATGAAGATAAATGGAATGACATAAATGAGTTGAAAAAGGCTAATCCGAACCTTGGGGTATCGGTATCAGTTGATTATCTTCTTGAAGAAATAGCGGTAGCAGAAGGGTCTTTATCAAAAAAGACCGAATTTATTATCAAATATGCAAACCGCAAACAATCTTCTGAACAGGCTTGGTTGTCAACAAAGGTAATCAATGATGCGGTATGTGATCCGATTAAGCCTGAAGACTTCTATGACTGCTACGCAGTTGGTGGTATTGACCTGTCACAGACAACAGACCTGACATCTGCTTGCGTGGTTATCGAAAAGAACGACATCGAATATGTAATATCACACTTCTGGCTACCAGCAGATAAGTTGGAAGAAGCAATAACGAGAGATGATATTCCATACCGTGAAATGATAGAACAAGGGTTTATGTCATTAAGCGGTGAAGGCTTCGTTGATTATAACGATGTCTTTATGTGGTTTATTAGGTTCGTACAGGAATACAAGATAATGCCGTTAGTGGTGGGTTATGACAGATATTCATCACAGTACCTAGTCCAACAGATGAAGAATGACGGTGGTTTCCTGATGGATGATGTCTATCAAGGATGGAACATGACTCCGGCTATAAACAAGCTGGAAGGCGAACTCAAAGAAAGAAAAATAAAGATTGGCAACAATGCACTTTTACGAGTGCATCTGCTTGATACGGCTTTACAACGTGATCGAATGACTAAAGGAGTCAAGATAGTGAAGCTTAACACATTTAGTCACATTGATGGAACTGCAGCTCTGCTTGATGCATTGATTGTTAAAGACAAGTGGGCTGGCGAATACAGTAGGCAATTAAAGAACGAGTGAGGATAAGGTAATGGGGCTTTTTGAAAAGATATTTCCCAAAAAGTATCGTGACCCTGTAGGAGTCGGAAGATGGGAAACTCTTACTGCTTATAATGCGGTGTTTCATACTTGGAAAGGCGAAATATATGAGTTTGACCAAGTTCGTAGTGCTATTGATACGCTCGCAAGATGTACAGGTAAGTTACAGATAGATATGCCCGGCACTGCTAAAGGTAAGATGAGGACAAAACTCAAGATTAAGCCGAACGATTATCAGACATGGTATCAGTTTTGGTATCGTACAAGAACTATCTTCGAGATGCAGAATAATGCCATTATCGTTCCGATACTTGATGACATGGATCAAGTGGCTGGATTATTCCCTGTACTTCCGTCATCTTGTGAAGTAGTGACTTATCGGGGTCAGGAATATCTCAGATATAAGTTCTATGGTAATCAAGCAGCAGCTATTGAGTTGGAACGGTGCGGAATAATCACCAAGCATCAGTATAAGAATGACATCTTCGGTGATAACAATACCGCTCTTAATTCCACATTAAGATTACTTGACCTTCAAAAACAAGCGATAAAGCAAGCCATAAGTGAGAGTAATTCATTCAAATTTATGGCACGAATGAATAACTTCGCAAAAGATGAAGATATTGAGAGAGAAAGAAAAAGAATCAAGGAAGCTAACCTCAAAGATAAGGACGGCTTCCTTCTTTTATTCTCGAACCTCATCGGTGAACCAAAGCAGATAGATTATAAGCCATACACAGTTGACGATAAACAGATGGCACTTATCGACTCTAATATTGAGAAATATTTTGGTGTATCAGTTGAGGCTATCAAGAATGAGCTGACAGGTGATAAGGCAGCATCATTTTATGAAGGTGCTATCGAGCCATTTGCAGTACAGGCTTCCGAAGTCATAACAAATATGCTTTTCAGTGCAGTTGAGCAGTCCACAGGCAATAGATTTTACCTGACTGCCAACCGCATACAGTTCATGACCAACAACGACAAGTTGAACTATACATCACAAATGGCAGATAGAGGTCTTGCCACGATAAATGAATTGCGTCAGGTGTGGAATTTACCGCCTGTTGATGGCGGTGACCGACTTGTAGCAAGGGGCGAATACTACTACATGGACCCGACAGTTGACTTATCAAAGCAAGAACAGCAGGAACAACAGGAGGAAGAAGAAAATGCCGTATAAACCCGAAAGAGAATATCGTTCACTTGAAATAAATAGGTCGGAGCCGACAGAAGATAAGACTTACATCGTTGAAGGTTATGCAACGACTTTCGGTGATACCTATGAACTTTATCGTGACGGTAACTACATAGTTAAAGAGACTGTCGATAGGAACGCTTTCAAAAATACCGATATGAGTGATGTAGTCTTCCAGATAAATCACGAAGGTCGAGTATATGCAAGGACTAGGAATGGAAGTGTTCAGCTAGATATTGATGAACACGGTCTTCATCATAGAACAGATTTAGGCCTTACAAGTTCATCACGTTCTGTTTATGAAGATATTGACGCAGGTCTTTATGACCGAATGAGTTTTGCTTTTACGGTAACTAAAGACAGTTATACCGAAGAAGAACTTAGTACCGGTGATGTCATTTTGACAAGAACCATTTTAGAAGTCGGGAAGTTATATGACGTATCAGTTGTAGATTTTCCTGCAAACCCAAACACAGATATTTCAGCACGAACCAAAGAACTTTGTGACGGAGAGATTGCAAAGTTTGAAGCGGAGCGACTTCGAGTGCAGGAAATAAATGAGAAGCGTAATGCTCTCAAATCACAGATTTCAAGAATCATGGAGGAATGAGAATGGAAATCAAAGAAATGAATATTGAAGAGGTAGAGGCTCGTACCTTAGAGATTCAGAGTGAAGTCGATTCCGCAGATGAATCTCGTATGACCGAGATTAAATCAGAACTCGACCAACTCGAGGAAAGAAAAGCAGAGCTTAAAAGAATAGCAACAGAGGCGAAGGAAACCCGTGAAGCGGTTGCTGATGGCAAGGTTGCTATCGAAGAAATTAAAGAAGTCATTACGGAGGAAAGAAAGATGACAAACAAAGAAGTTGTTGCATCTGTTGAGTATAGAGATGCTTTTAAGAAGTATATCCTCTCTGGCAAGGATACAGAGTGCCGTGCTCTTTTAACAGAGAACGTAGCAACTGGAAACGTACCTGTTCCGGAGCTCGTTTACGACATCGTTAAGAACGCATGGGAGAAAGAGGGCATTATGGCTCTCGTTAAGAAGGTTTACCTCAAGGGTAATCTCAAGGTTGGTTTTGAGATTTCTGCTGATGGTGCAGTCATTCATACAGAGGGTGCTGCAGCTCCTACAGAAGAAAAACTCATTCTTGGTGTCGTAGAGATCGTTCCTGCTTCCATCAAGAAGTGGATTTCTATTTCTGATGAAGTACTTGATATGGATTCTGGTGCATTTCTTCAGTACGTTTATGATGAACTCACATATCAGATTGCTAAGAAGGCTGCTGATACACTTATTGCAAAGATTGAGGCTTGCGGAACAGCTTCTACAAACACACCTTCTGTTAATGTAGCAGTTCCTAACGTAGCAGTTTCTGCTATCGCTCTTGATACAATCGCTCAGGCTATCGCAGCTCTTTCCGATCAGGCAGCTAACCCTGTTATCGTTATGAACAAGGGTACATTCGCATCTTTCAAGGCAGTACAGGCTGCTGGTTCTTACGGCTATGATCCTTTCGAAGGACTTCCTGTTGTATTCAATAACACGATCGAGACATATGCTGCAGCTACAACTGGTGTCACATTCGCTATCGTTGGTGACTTCGGTGAGGGTGCTATCGCTAACTTCCCTAACGGTGAAGAGATCACAATCAAATATGATGACCTCTCACTCGCTGAGAAGGACCTCGTTAAGCTCGTTGGTCGTCAGTATGTTGGTCTTGAGGTTGTTGGCCCTAAGTCATTCGTTAAGATCTCTAAGGCTGCTGCAGGCTGATATAAGCCATGAAAGGGAAAAGGTTCTATGGCAAAAATACTGATATGCGTACCTACTATGGACATGGTGGCGGCTGGGTTTGCTCAGTCGCTTGCCATGCTCCAGAAGGGCGGTCATGAGACCGCGATAATGTTCGAAGTGGGTAGCCTGATATATGAAGCTCGTAACAAGCTCGCTCGTCAGGCTATCAAAATGGGAGCTGATTACACAATGTGGTTCGACTCAGATATGATCTTCCAGCCGGACACGATGGTTAAGCTCATGGAACACAATGCACCGATTGTATCGGGTGCATATTTCAGAAGGTCTCCACCGTATCATCTCGTCGCTTTTGATAAGTGTGATGCAGAGAAAAGGGAATGGACAGATCTTCCGCTTCCGGAAGACACCGTCAAGTGTGGCGGAGTCGGTTTCGGTTGCGTACTGATCAAGACAGACGTTCTCTTTGAGGTGGCAGCCAAGTACAGAACCTGGTTCGAGCCTATAAATGGTTTTGGTGAGGACCTCTCATTCTGTTGGAGAGCACGTCAGTGCGGATATGACATCCTGCTGGATCCGAAGATTACTTGCGGTCATGTTGGTCATATCGTTGTCAATGAATCTTTCTACAAGGCTTATTCGGAGGAAAAAAACAATGAAAGTTAAAGTTAAGGCTCCGTTCTTTGACGAGAACGGCATACACAAGAGAGGCGAAGTTTGTGAAGTAACAAACTTCCGTCCCGAGTATATGGAACTCGTTGAAGAGAAGAAAACTGAAAAGGTCGAAAAGGCAGTCAAAGTTGATGCCAAGAAGACCACAAGAAAGAAGGATTAAGTGTTATGCCGACCGACACATTTTTAATCAAGGTGAAGACAGCTCTTAGGGTATCATTCACCAACACCAATATCGATGCACAGATTAGTGACCTTATTGATGAGGCGATTCTTGATTTGTCGGAAACGGCAGACATTAAGCCTTTTACTACATCAGACGCAGACGCTTTACAGACAGGTGCTGTTATATCTTACGTTTCATATAAGTGGTTCAACGATGAGAAATATTTCACATCATACAACGATATGAAAACAAAGATGGCTCTGTCGGGAAAATACAGGAGCGTGATGCCGAATGAAGAATAACATTTATCCAATCGACCTGATAACAGTAATTACCGAGAAGGATGACCTCAATCAGATAGTTGAAGAAGAGAGAACCACAAATACCGTATTTGCAGAAATAAGCTCCGTCAGTCAGACGGAGTTTTTTAATGGCGGTAGACTTGGTTTCCAGCCTTCACTCAGGGCAACGATATACGACTTCGAATATGGTAATGAACCTATCGTTAAGTGGAACGGCAAATTGTATTCCGTATACAGGACTTTTGCGGTACAGGGGACAGATAAGCTCGAACTGTATCTTGAAGAACGAGGAGGTACTAAAGATGAACCAAGTTCAGATGATAGCACTCCTTAATACTCTGTCGATAGATTCATTTTATGACCACGCACCGGTAGGAACTAATTTACCATTTTTGACAATCCATTCTGAACAACCCGATAACTTTGCTGCTGATAACTTGGTCTATTGCGAAAAGTGGAACTTTCGCATTGACCTTTATTCTGTAGCAAAAGACCTTGTTCATGAAAGTGAAATAAAATCACTGCTCAACGATAACGGTATTGCTTGGAACAAGACCGAGCAATTCATTGACAGTGAACAGTGTTGGGAAGTTGAGTTTGAGTTCGATATTTTAGGCAACGAGGATACCAAAGATGGGCAAGCGTAAAGGTTCAGAAGAAGTTGTTATTGTCCTTGATGGAAGTATGAATTCAGGTGCTTACGAAAGTCTTGCAAAAACTATCAATGAAGAATTACAAGCACTCGGAGTCGCGGTAGATGATGATATGCAAGAAGTCTTTGATGAAGTTGGTAAGGAAGCCGCTAAGAAGTTGAGGGAAACATCTCCTGTCAATGAAAAAGGTAAAAAGGCAGGACTATATGCAAAAGGCTGGACTTACGAAAAAGGTAAAAGGTACAGAGGCAAGTCAGTCGGTGTCGTTCGTAACAAGAGTGCTCCGCAACTTACACATCTTCTTGAATATGGTCATCCACTTGTAAGACACGGCAAGGTTGTTGGAAATGTTGATGCTATTGAGCATATCAGACCTGTTGCTGAATGGTGTTCTGATGAAATTGAAAAAAGATTAAGTAAAAAAATAGGAGGAAAATAGTATGAGTGCAAACAAAGTAAAGTACGGACTTAAAAACGTTCACTATGCACTTGTTACGGAAACAGTCGTTACGACTGGAGCTGATGCAGGCAAGACAGTTTCAAGCTATGGAACAGTAAAGGCTCTTGCTGGTGCAGTATCACTCAGTCTGAGTTCGTCTGCTTCTAAGAGCGTATTCCGTGCTGATGATAGTGACTATTATGTTTCTTATGGTCAGGGCGGTTACGAAGGTGATCTTGAGATCGCAAGAGTAAATGAAGACTTCTTGAAGGATGTTCTCGGACTCAAAGAAGATACAGATGGTATTCTCGTTGAGGACTCTGCTGCGTTCAAGACAGTAAACTACTTCGCTCTTACATTCGAGTTTGACGGTGACAAGAGAGAGACAAAGCACTGCCTCTATAAGTGCTCTGCTTCCCGTCCTGACATCGCTTCTCAGACAACAGGCGAGGGTGGCTCTACTGATCCTCAGACAGAGACACTTACTATTACGGCTGTTCCGCGTGTGGACGAAGACAAGTACATCCACTTGCAGACTCAGGAATCGACATCCACCTCAGTCATCGAGGCTTGGTATACCGCTATTCCTGTTCCGACTTTCGGTACATGATCTTAGGAGGGAGACTCATTTCGAGTCTCCCTTTTTTATAAATTAAAAGGGAAAGGTAACAAATATGGAAAAGGTAATCAAAATCAACGATAAAGAAATCAAGTTTAAGAGTTCGGCTGCTACAAATATCTTATATAAGAGAGCGTTCCATGATGACATTCTTTTGAAACTGACATCATATACGAAGAACGTGAAAGAACTCAATTCAATGCGAGCAAAACTCGCGAACCTAAAAGAAGATAAATCAAAGTCTCAAGAGGAGATACTCGCTGCCATGAATGAACTCATGACGAGTGACGTATTCGTATCCACAAAGGCTTTTACGAGCGAGACTCTGCCGAGGCTCGCATATATTATGTGGCTCGAAGCTAATGAGAAGATAGACACTATCTTTTCAAAGCTCAACGAAGACTACTATCTTGGCTGGCTTATGGAAATAGACCAGGATGAACTGCTCACCATAACGGGAGACATCATGGAACTGTGGCAGGCAGGAGCCAAGAACCATTCTAAACCAAAAAACTGAATAAGCCGCTCGATCGAGAATATAACACGGCAGTCTACTTCCTCAGATGCAAGCAACTGGGGTTCACTTTGCGCGAGCTTTGCGACTTGGATTATGGAGAAGTGACTGATGTGATGGTCGAAGCGGCCAATGACCACGCACATTACGACTACAAAGCAACGCAGGACGATTTTGACCATGCGTTCCAGTAGTGGGATAGGAGAGAGACATGGCAGGCGGTAAGGTAATCGGAATTACAGTCGACATCGAAGGTAAATCGTCAGGACTGACTAAGGCTCTTCAAGAGGCTAACTCATCTATCAACAAGACTGCATCTGCGCTCAAGGATGTTGACAAGGCTCTCGAACTCGATCCGAGTAACGTGGAGCTGGTCGCTCAAAAAGAAGCCTTGCTTGCAAAACAGATAGAGCAAACTAATCAGAAACTCGAAATAATGCAGCAGGTTGCTCAGGATGCGAATGATGCACTTGCCCGGGGCGATATAACCGAGGAACAGTATGCAAGTTTACAGGCTGAAATAGTCAAAACTTCCGTTTCCCTTGAAGAGTTGGAAGATGCAGCGGATGAAAGCGCTGACGAACTCGAAGAGACAGGTGACGAGGCAGAAGACTCCGGTGAAGCTATGGAGGCTTTCGGTGAGGCTGCCGAAGTAGCAGGTGAAATGGCGGTCGCCGCTTTTGAAGCGGTCGTTGCTGCTGCTGCTGCCGTTGGTGTGGCTATTGCAAGCGCTATGGCAGAAGCCGGGACTGCTCTCGTTAATGCCACGATGGACACTTCCCAGCTCGCTGATGAACTTCTTACATTATCGAGCACGACAGGTCTTTCTACTGATACTCTGCAAGAGTTGAACTATGCTTCCGAACTCCTTGACGTTTCAACTGAGACAGTTACGGGTTCTATGACCAAGCTCTTGAAGACTATGTCATCCTCTAACGGAGCTGAGAAGTTCGCAGAGTTAGGAATCGCTATAACTGATGTTGACGGTAATCTCAGGAGTACAGAGGATGTATTCTGGGAAGCCATTGACGTTCTGGGTACATATAGCAACGAGGCCGAGCGTGATGCAGCCTCGATGGAAATTTTCGGGAAGTCAGCTCGTGAGTTGAATCCGCTCATAGAGGCTGGTTCGGGAGCTTTCAGAGATCTCGCTGCTGAGGCCCATGAGGTCGGATATGTCATGGACGGGGACACGCTCGATGCGTTCGGTGCTCTCGATGACAATATGCAGAGACTGAGTAATACTGCCGAGGCGGTGGAACACTCCTTCGGACAGGTATTGCTTCCCATTCTGACAGAGATGAGCGGTGATGCCGTTGACCTTATGGGTGAGTTTTCCGCTGCTCTTGCAGGCACGGAAGGCGATGTCGACAAGATAGGTGCGGTCATTGAGAAGTTTGCTCCTCAGGCAGTTGCACTGGTTGAACAGTATATTCCGAAGATAATTACCATCTTTGAGAAGACGTTTAATGCCATTCTGCCCGTAATAGTTTCGGTCGTTCCGCAGATTATCACGCTGGCAGGTGAGATCGTTTCTTCTTTAGCTCTTGCGATAGCTGATAACAGTGATGAATTTATCGAGGCTTTCGGAACTCTATTCGAGTCCCTTGTCGATACAGTCATCACACTCTTGCCTGTATTGATTCCTATTGCGATCAATCTGATAGAGACCATCGTAAACGCTCTTTTGGATCCTGCGAACCTTGAAATGTTAATCAACGGTGCGCTGGGGATTATCAATATGCTCGTGGAGCAGTTGACTAACGAGGCTAATCTCGAAATGCTCGTCACGGCAGCGACTACGATCATCACAGGACTGCTTAACGGATTGTCTCAGGCTCTTCCGATCCTGATCCCGGCTGCTCTCAATGCGATACTGACCATCGTGCAGACACTTCTGGACAGTGGTTCACTTGAGCAGATATTACAGGCAGCCTTGACCTTGATAACAACTCTGGCAGGCGCTCTTATTGACTATCTGCCCGAGCTGATCGCCAGACTTCCTGAGATCATATTAGGCATAGTGGCTTTCCTGACAGGTGATGCTCTGCCCGACATAATAGCAGCAGGCTTCACGCTCATCACAGCAATAGTAGGAAATCTCCCGGAGATAATCACTGCTATTGTAGAAGCTCTTGTACAACTGATCGGAGGCATGGTCGAGTACATTACAGGAGACGGTTCTGCTGAGCTTCTGGAGAACTTCGGTCAGGTATTCATGGATATTGCTTCCAATGCAATAACGTGGGGTTCTGACATCATACAGGGAATTATTGACGGTTTGATGTCAATGTTATCAAGTCTGACGTCGACTCTGTCGGATATAGCTTCCACGATTGCCGATTATTTAGGCTTCTCCGTTCCGGAGAAAGGCCCTCTCCATGCTTGGGCCTTTAATAATCCGGGCGAGGATATGATGGATCTCTATTCCGAAGGTATCGAAGACGGAATGAACACGTTACAGAATACCATCGACCAGACCGCAAATGTTATCAATAGCGGAATGGGTGGAAGCGGAGCAGTACAGGGCAGCGGATCAGGTTTCGATTCTTGGACGATGCTTCCTGTTATCCAGCAGGCTCTGTCCTCTTCTGGAGGCGGTAGCGGTCAGATTGTAATTCCTGTATATATCGGCTCCGAGCACATCGATACTATCGTCATGGATGCCATTGACAGATCGAACTTTATCTCAGGAGGTTATTGATGTTAGGTTATTACTTGAAATTTAACAGTGTTTCGTTTCCTAATCCTGTCTCGTGTTCGATGGATTCTTCAACTATTGAGAACGTCAATCAGAGCGAAGCTGGGACAGACCTTGTCTGTGTGGTGCGAGCTTCCAAAAAGAAGTGGTCAATGAAGTTCAATCTGACTTCGATGAAACGAGATGCTTTAAGGGCGGTCTGTCTCGAAGAGTCAGTAATAATGAATTATATGGGAAATAATTACACCGTCCGTGTAAGAGATCTAAAAGAGAACCTTGTTGAAAATTCCGAGTGGGTTGCCCGTTCGAATGGACTTTACGAGTGTTCGGTAACGATAACGGAGTTCTAAAATGTATTCAGTCAGTAACGCTTACAAGACGAAAATGCTCTCACAGATACAGACTCATGCTCTGTCCGGGACTATCGGCTCCGTATCGTTCACAGGTGAGGATGTCATTGGTGTTTCATATACAAACAAATGCAGTGACAAAAAGGTCAGCATAGGCGGTGTCAATGTCGGAACATTGAAACTGACATTCTTACATGACATTCTTGAGCGAGGCGATTACAGAGGAAAGACAATAACTCTCTCAGACTCGCTCCTAACAGGCTACGATGCAAACAATGATCCTGTATGGGAAACAGTCCCGATAGGTACTTTCTATGTAGGAGAAGCAACGTGGCGAGCCGAAGGAATGGTCGATGTAGTTGCTTATGACTGCATCTCCAAAACTGACAAGACACTTGAGATCACCACATCGAATGGAACCATATACGAGTGGAGCAAGTTTATCGAGCTAAAGACAGGCGCGGTCTTCGGAATGACCGAGGAAGAGTGTGAAGCTCTCCCAAACGGAACGGAGATACTGACACCTTATGCCTTTCACAAGATGGGGACATACAGAGACCTTATCAATGCTCTGGCCCAGATGGTCGGTGGCTTTGCTTATGCTGCGAAGGACGGGACTTGGAAATTTAAAAATTACGGGAGCGATCCTGTTCTTACCATAGCAAAGAATAGGCGCTTCAAGGGTGCATCATATTCCGACTTTACAACGTTATATGATGCCGTATCGTTCACGAGAGCGAGAGACGGAGTCCAGATCGTATGCGGTTCTGCTCGTGGTGTGACAATGGACTTGGGTGAAAACCCGTTCTTACAATATGGCGGTGCGAGAATGGTCTGGGACAGGGCCGAAAACATCGTCAATGCGATACTGCCGATGAGATACATTCCTTATGATGTATCTCTGCTTCCAGCTCTGATCTGTCTTGACTTGGGTGACGTTGTGTCATTCTCGACAGATTATGCCGATGCAACGACTCTTGGAGCCGTAATGGATGTGACTTGGGTATATAACAAGTCATTTACTATTCGTTGCTATGGTGATAATCCTGATATTTATAAAGTCGAGAGTCAGGCCAAAAAGAATCTGTCAGGAATATCAAAGCAGGTCGCTCAAAATAACGTAACTTACTACATATACTCGAATACGCAGGCTTATACGTTTGGAAACGAGGTTGAAGTTGAGATCGCTAATCTGAGATTCACTTCGACAGAGGAAACGACAGTCGAGATAAATCACGAATTTATCTTTGATATGACCGCAGACCTCTCACATTCGATACAGTACGAGGTCAGATACTATCTGGACGATGAGCTTGTCGAGTACACACCTTACGAGAAGTTAGGGACAGGCGGTATTCAAGGACTTTTGTCAGGCTCGACTGACTTTTCCATAACGAGAGACTTTTTCTATGTTCTTAAAGACGTAGCTCCTAACTTTACGCATTCGTGGAAGGTCAGGATCTATACAAAGGGTATTACGTCAACGACTATTGACGTGGATCACTGTCACGTCACGCTGAAAGGCCAGAAGCTATATGGCGCGGATGAGTTTGACGGATTCCTTGAGTTCGAGGACAGTGTTCATCTGTTCGATATTGGCGGTGTCGGTATGCTTTCAATGGAAGACTCGGTAACATTCTCCGAGTCGCCTGCTGAATCTAACTACATCCTGACAGAGAGCGGTGACGAACTCACAACAGAAAACGGTGACAATCTTATCTGGTAAAGGAGAAGATACATGGCAAATAAAAAAATATCTCAATTAGATGCTGCATCAGCGGTCAATTCTGATGCAGTGTTCCCGTTATCTCAGTTAGTCAGTAACACTGAGACAACTCAGAAGGGAACAGTCCAACAGGTTGGTTCTTATATTGCCGGGACTCAGACATACAGTTCTTTGAACACTACTTCAAAGACAGTGATCGGAGCCATTAACGAACTCGAAGCAGGGGGCGGTGGTGGAGGTACATCAAACTATAATGACCTCACAAACAAGCCGCAGGTTAACAGTGTCACGCTTTCGGGAGATAAGACCAGCTCAGATCTCAAGGTCATCTGGAAAGGTACTCAGGCTCAGTACGATGCTATTGTTACCAAAGATCCTGAGACGATCTACTTTATTACAGATACGAATGGGCCAAGCTGCACTGCCACGGATGTCACTTATGATCCGTCCTCTTCCGCTCTGTCCTCGACAACGGTACAGACCGCGTTAAATGAGTTATCTGATGAGAAAGCGGATAAGACTGACTTGACTTCCATTCATATCACAGGCAGCACTAATAATACTGGTTCAACAATTACATCAGGAACATTCTTTTATCTGAATAGTAGTTTAGTCAGAGCAACAGATGATATTGCAAATGGAGCAACATTAACCAGCGGAACTAATTATGACAGTGTTACCGCAGGTGGTTTGAATAATCTTGTTTCTGATTTATCTAATAAAATGGACAAAGCCAACCCGACAGGCACAGGCTCATTGTCGTTGAATAGATTAAGCGGTTCTTATACAGGGGAAAATTCAGTAGCAGAAGGCTATAATTGCACCGCAAGTTCATATCAAAGTCATGCCGAAGGAAATACTACAATATCGAGTGGAAACTCTGCCCACGCAGAAGGCAGAAATTCTGAGGCCGCAGGATTGTTCTCTCACGCAGAAGGTGATGGAACAACTGCAAACGGAACTTCAAGTCATAGCGAAGGAGCAGGTACAACCGCACAAACAAATTATTCTCACGCAGAAGGATATAATACAACGGCAAGCGGAACGGCTGCTCACGCAGAGGGAGAGAGTACAACCGCAGACCACCCACACGCTCACGCAGAAGGCTTAAGTTGTACGGCAAGTGGCGATAGGTCTCACGCAGAGGGTTATAACTGTACGGCAAGCGGTGCTACTGCACACGCAGAAAATTCAACAAATGTTGCAAGTGGAAATCAAAGTCATGCAGAAGGCTACGGTAATACGGCAAATCACCTTTGCCAGCACGTTTTTGGACAATACAATGTGGCTGATACAAGTACGGCGGCGGCGAATGCAAGAGGCAATTATGTTGAGATTGTTGGCAACGGCACGAATACAAATTCAAGGTCAAATGCTCGAACATTGGATTGGAGTGGCAACGAAGTTCTGGCAGGTGGTCTTAAAATTAACGGCACAGAAGATGTATTGCCAGGTGTTTTATCGGGAACAGTTGTTAGGCTTACTTCTTGGTCGAATAATACAAGTGCCAATATTGGCATTACTACAAACACAGGTAAACAATTTGTTATAACAATTAACAGCAATGGTGCTATTTCAGGTAGCGTTATCAATCCGTCATAAAGGAGGAAATCAGAATGGAAAAATTTGCAGTTATTAAATGTGTAAACGGCAACTTCGCTATTGCCGCAGAAGGGTTCACGGATTTGGCAAAGGCTAAAGTCAATTTTCACGGCTTATGCCAAATGCTTTGGAACGCTGATGATGTAATTACAGCATCCGTTATCATTGTCAATGAGAACTTCTATGAGGTAACGGATTTTCACGAAATCATTGAGAAGCCTGTCGAGGTTGTTGAGAAACCTGTCGAAGAGTAATTCTTAAAAGGGAGGCGGTTATTTATGCCTAAAATGATTCAAAACGGAATAACCTATACAGGATTCTCGGCTTCCGGTCATAACTATTCGACTTCCGAGCAGCCTGTCGGAACGTGGACAGACGGAAGTGTGATATATGAGAAGACTTGCACATATCAGAACATCAATCAGACTCCGAGTAACTGGGTAGACCTTGAGACGTTTTCCAGTATCTCACAGATGATCTCTATTGAGGGTTTCATGGATGTTTCCAACGGACAAAGGAACGGAAATCAGTATTATGTCCGTTTTGTGTTCCAAAACAATATTCTCAAGTTCTATGGCAAGGAATTACCATCAGGAACAGGTAATATCACTGTTACGATCAGGTATACAAAAACGTCATCATAAGGGAGAAGTGAAATGGGAAACTTGCAACTTAAAGGACATCTCAGGCTTATCCTCAAAAATGTCTGCACAGGCAGGATTAAGGTTATAGCCGAAGGTGATAACGTAGTCACTAATGCCGTTCCCGACATCATGAAGCTCAATATGCTCGGTCAGGTAGATTTTACGAAGATATTTGATCCTGACGGACTTTATAAGAGATGGTTTGGCGGTGTTATGTGCTATGAGAACCAGCACAGTAATACAGGCGCTAACAATTATTTGATGGAAGCCAATCCTGTTACGGCTCATGCCGGGATGACTCCGATAGATCCTAACCACGATGACGATCTGGCGAGAGGTCAGGCGGTCGGTTCTTCGATCATTCGTTCGGCTAACAGTGTCAAGCTCGTCTTTGAATGGGGGCCTACACACGGAAACGGTATCATCAGTGCAGTCGCTCTTACCCATACGGACACGGGTTCTTATGGTAACGGAAATGAAGGTTATCACTTTAGGAACACGTTTACTCCGTGGGAGCAGATACAGGCATCGTCTTTGGCCGCTCTTTCTCAAGGTCCTCGTGATGCTGCTAATGCGTTTTGCCAGTATGATGACAATCATACTCTGGTCTTTTTCTTGGGGGAGGACGAGTGGTATCAGGAAGGCACGGATGGCTATATTCCTGAGTCACCTGACTGTATTAACGATATTACTGTCTACATAAGAAGACTTCCATACACAAAATCAGGGCTCTTCGATATCACACCGGGAACGACAAACGACTTGAGAAAGTTCACTGTCACAACGAGTCTCGATATGTGGTATCCACCTGCATATTATTTCGACTATCAGAACAAATATCTCTGGCTCTTTACTAACTTTGAAGAGGTCACGAGGACAACAAGAGTCTGGTCAAGAACAACAGTAAAATATTCAGTTATTGACTGTAAGAACGGACAGGAAGTCGACTATGGCGAGATAGAGAGTAACGATGAAGATCTTGCATGGATTTCTTGCAGTTCTGATGGTTCACTCGGAACACGTATGTATTACGGACTCAGAGTATTCCAGCAGAGCATCATTAAAGACGGAAACTATGTCTATCTTCCTATGGGCGATAGCGAAACATGGCCAGGAAACTATAAGCCGAATGAAGGCCCGGGACGAGCTGCTAAACAGAACTTCTCAGGCTTCAAGAAGATAAACCTCAATGACCAGACTGACCAGATAGCGATTCCGTTCTATGATAATACGATCACGATGGACAAGTATTATGCAGCCATCAAGTCAGGCGGTCTCGGTGTAGGTTTTGGCTGGGTAATGAACAACGGACTTTTATATCCCTGTAATACCGCTCCGATGAACGATACGTCAGGCTACTGCAGCGAGTTCGATAATATTTATGTCAACGAGGTCGACAGTCCTGTCGTTTATGCCACAAGACGAAGTGCCGGAGAAGATCCGTCACCTGCGGTCTATCCCCGTTATATCTTGGCAAATAAGCTCGTTAATACGACAAAGATAAACCTCGCGACTGCCGTCCAGAAGAGTGCGAGTGATTCGCTCTACTGTGAGTACACCTTAACGGAGACAACGTCATGAATACTGATATAAGAGAATTGATAATAGCCGTGCTCTGCTCGGGTGCGGTTTTTTCTTTCGTGCAGTTCCTCATCACTTTTGGCTTCTCACGGAAGGATAAGTTCAAGGAAATTGAAAATAAGCTCGATCAGACTAACGTGAAGATTGACAAGGTAGCCGAGTCCGTTGATGAGAACGCTGCAACGCTTGCGAGGACTCATATACTTCGCTTCTCTGACGAGATCAAGAATGGGATGGTTCATTCTTCCGAGTATTGGAGACAACAGTTGGATGACTGTGACACATATCAGAGGTTTTGTGCTTCTCATCCTAACTTTAAGAACTCGTACACGGAACACGCTGATAAGCACATCAAAGATACTTACGACAAACTAAAACAGGAGGGAAAAATATGACAGAATTTGTGGCATTCCCTGCCATCGTAGTTATCTGCTATCTGGCAGGTATTGGATTAAAGGCGATCAACAGCGAGAAACTTGATAGATTTATCCCTGTTATCTGTGGCTTGTTTGGAGCGATATTAGGAATCGTAATGTTCCTCACTATTCCCAATTTTATCCCTACTGATAATTGGGCAATTGCTATTGCCATCGGCATCGTATCAGGTCTCTCTGCAACAGGTGCTAATCAGGTCTACAAGCAACTAAAAGGAGAATCTTGATGGGTACGATTTGTCGGACTAATGTTATAGCACTTGCAAAGAAGTACGCTGACGAAGGATATACAGAAGGCCCGAATAATTGGACTATCTTTGCAAAGGTTCTCGATGACTGTGACTATTACGCACCTCAAAAGAAGCAAAATGTAGCGTGGTGTCATACCTTCGTCAACTTTCTCTTTCTGATGTCCTCCGACTCAGAGGATGAAAGCGCAAAGAAGTATGATGCTTACAGTTACTTAGCGCAGCCGGATTATAATAACCTCTCTTGTGGTTGCACGTTTGGAGCAGGTTATTTCAGAAGCGTAGGAGCGTTTTACGACATCCAAGATGCCTATATCGGAGACATAATATACTTCGGTGAACGTGGGAACGAATCTCATGTAGGTCTCATCATAGACCTCGATTACGATGACCACGAGCACATCAAGACAGTCTATACTGTCGAAGGGAACAAAGCCGATGCGGTCAGATATGGCGAGTATTCGGTTCACAGTTCCTATATCTCAGGTGTCGGAAAGCCTGTCCACTTCGATTACTATGACGATCTGGACATACCACAACCCGAACCTCCGAAACCTGCTCCTGTTCCTTACGAACTCGTGACCATCGTTCTCGATGTTCTCAGTAAGGGCAGCACAGGCGGTCAGGTAAATACTCTCAAAGCACTCCTCAATGAGTTCGGCTTTAGTGATGACCTTCCGCTCGATGGAGACTTCGACTATGACACGGAAGTTGCCGTAAATCATTATAAGGAGAACTACGGTCTTGAACCCGACGGCATAGTAGATGAGGAAACATGGAAGCTCCTACTGTTATAACCAAGACTACGGTCTTGCTTTTCCCTTTGGCCTCTGCCGTCAGGCACGGCGGCAGGGGTTCTTGAAAAGTTACGGCTGTTATAGATATATAAATGAATTGCCCTCGACTTCGGTCGGGGGCTCTTTTTATTAATGAAATATATTATGCGGTGTCCAATCGGTGTCTTGATAAATGATCATCAGCCTGAAACGCAATGAAATCAAGGGATTTGAATGGTGCGCCTGACAGGACTTGAACCTGCAATATCTATGATTTCTAAGTTGACAAATGGCTAGTAAATGTCTTGAAATCAAGGGGTTTTTGAAATCTTGGCAAGTTGCTTTCTGCCTAATTTCGACATAGACAGTGTCTTAAACAGTGTCTGATTTTTTATTATGATTCCTCGGAGTCTCTCCAAATATCTTCTGATACAAATCAAGGGCACAGTTCAAGCAAAAATTGTAATCATTATCTGAATTATCTTCCTTAACAGGCTTACCACAGATATTACAGTAGCAGTAGGTTTTCATTTGAATTTTCATTTTATTTTTCATTCCTTTCTGCTAACTTTTTGCCAAATTTGCTTCCTAATGCAGAAGCTAAGGCTCCAAGGAACATTGCGACTGTAAAAATTACTATACAAAAAATGATTAATTGAATAGTGTTCATAATTATTTCTCCTTTATACTAATTTATAGTTCTTCGAACTTCCTTGTATACATCACCGAACCCTCACGCATATAATTATAAAAATAGAATGGTTGGTCGTATCTTGGGTACTTCACTATGTTGTGAGTTTTAAGCATATTCTGCGTCCATTCAACGTCATCATCGTAAGGTCTTGATGTAAACTCAACCGCCTTAGCCAAATCAGCTTTCCATACCCATTGCCACACTGTAAATAGATATGCAGACAGATTATATGTATTGCTTATCCAACCAACGTGCAACACTTTTTCTTCAGGCTTAATATCAAAGAAATGCATAACCTTAATAATTGCATGATTGTCTATAAGCCAGTCATCTCCATCTAATAACCAGATATAATCGCCTGTTGCTAATGAGATTCCATCATTTCGGCTCAATCCGCTTGAATGATATTCACGGTCAATAATGATTAGGTTCTTATATGAGTTCTTCAAACATGATTCTATGAGCTCGTGAGTTCTGTCATTACAGCAGTCACAGATAAAGATAGGTTCAATTTCATTATGATCGTATGCCTGATATTTTAGTGATATAAGCATAGGTTCAATAAACTTTTCCAAGTTGTGTACTGGTATTACTAAAGATATTTTCATTTATTATCACCTCGTTTCATCTCAGCTCCGCAGTTCGGGCAGAAGTTTGATTGAGAGTCATTCCCGAAATTACAAAGCGAGCATATACAGTTAGGTTCGGGATAATACTTAGTTGGAGTTCATACTATCCACTCGCCTTGCGGTCTTGCAATACTCTCCAAGATTTCTGCCTTTGCCTTTTCAACAATCTCGTTTAATATGTCACGGTCAAAAGTGACGGTTGCAATTGGTTTCCAAATTTCATTGTCCATATCTCTGATTTCATTGTCCATATTTTGAATTACCTCCTTTTATGCACGATAGATCCTGTCATCGATTTCTTGTTCATAGCCATAGAGCTTTTCGTAAGATTCAAAACCTCTGAGAACTAAGGCTCTTGCTGCTTCAAATGTTGTGCATCTTTCGCAGGCTATCTTTTCCCAAGACATATCTTCGATAACATAAAGGTAAACTGCCTGACTTTGGTTATCAGTCGGCAAATGCTGAATGTTCATAAGGCACCTTGCTCGTTCTTCTTCGTAAAGCCTGATTTGCTCGTTATATTTATCACGGATTTTTTCAAGAGCTTCCGCATACCGTTCGGGGACGGATGCACTTCTTCCTGCCTGTATCGGGTCAGATTCATAATTTGGAACTGCACCGAGTATCAAGCCATCTAAGCGCTCAACTTCTTTGCTATATTCTTTCAGGCTCTCTGGTGTGCCACGTTTGATAAGCGATAAATATTCTCTTGTGGAGATAATCATTTAAATCACCTCCTTCTTATGTCTAACCCTTCCTGATATATATCCTTGGTTCAAATGTTCTTGTAATTTATCTGGTTTAATCATTCGGTTTTCTTTTCCGTTGTTTATCCAAACTAAATTACGTGCTCCTTTATGGGAATCACTCATCTTCTTTCTCGTTTCATCCGAAAGATTTTCTTTCTTGTGAGATTCAACCATCTTCCTTCGAGTCTCTTCAGATACATGCTTTCCTTTATGAAGTTCAGACATTTGCTTCCTTCTTCGTTCTTGTGCCTCTTTGAAGATTGGATTAGTCCAAAAATCTCTGACGTTATCACCAAGGCTCATCCACTCAAGGTTCTCAGGTCTGTTGTCTGTTTTGACTCCGTTGATGTGATTAACCTGTTTAGTGAAATCTTCAGTAGGGTAAAATGCCATCGCCACGAGACGATGAACAAGTTGAACATCGTAGTGGGAACAGTACACTATTAGGTAGCCTGTATTTATGAAACTCTCATTTAATTGTTGCTGGGTCTTTGCATTTCTGATGTGACCTTCATCAGATGCTTCAAATCCCTCAAATCCAGGGATAGGTTTCCAAATAATGGTTGACATAAAAAATCCTCCTCAGAGTATGTAGTGGGTTGGACTATCCACTGCTCTTGCTCTGTGGGAGGTGTCTATAGGCTTGCCCCGTCCTATTTATATATAAGGTAACTTTATTTTTGACTTGCTACCTTAGCAACAAGGGATGCATTCCCTCAATCGCATTAGTGGTGAGAATGGTATGTGAAATCGTTTTATCAAGTTCTTTGCGGTATGATGATTTAAGTTCTGACTTAAGAATTGATATCTCTGTGGCATCGTTGCGACCTACTGTATCAATTGAGACTTCAAAGTATTCATTGGTCAAAGCTACGACAACTGTATATAGAGGTGGGTTTCTAAATTCAGGATAATGAACTGTAAGATCATTAAGAAGATATTCCTTCTGTTCATCAACCGATGGGTCGTCATACATGAAATCGCTTCTCAACAGTCTGCTTGTTGCATTAATCAGTGCATATGCTACTAATGTAGGTGCCGGAGCAGAATCGGTCATAACCTTCTTACCAAATCTTATAAGATCAGCAGGACATGTAGGCACTGATTCAGATTTGCAGTAATTAAATACCAAGGGCAAGAATGCCTCTTCTTCAATCTCAGATTTAATTATTTCGTACCAAGCCCTTCCATCTTCTGTACTGATATCAAAACCAAGATAACACTTCTTAACAAGAGTAAGTCCATTTACAAAAGTCTCATATTTCAACATTATTGTAAGCCTCCATCATTTTCTGCTTAAATGCTGCTGCTGAAGTAGGCTTATTAAGCCCTTCTTCCCAAATCCTATTCGTTAAAAACTTTTCTAACCCTGGAATCCACTTGCCTTCATCTTTGCGCCAATCCTGTTTGCCTTGCATCTCATGTAGTCCATCTAATATTTCATTGATATGGTCATTTGCATCGGGTATCTTGGTAAATGCCTTCATTGCGTCCTTCCTGTCACCGCGTCTATGTGCAGGATAGGCTTCCCATATGAGATTGAAGTTGTAATCTGTGGCAGATATTAATGTTGGTTCTTCATGTTGGGTTTTCTCAGACGTTTCTATGGATGCTTCATTATTGAGGTCAGGCGTTTCGAAAATTTCCCAGCGATAGCATCCATATCTATTAGATTCTCGAATACGACTGAGTTTAATATAGCCTGCATTTTGAAGCTCTTGGATTAACGAACGAGTTCTGGATAAAGGTATTCCAGTCTTATTTGATATCTTATCAATGCTGAACCTGAATCCATCTTGTGGATTGAACGAGAGCAACCATACTAAAAGGAATCTAGCCTGATAGGATAGACCCTGATTACGAATAATTTGGTTACTGATTACGGTGAAGTTTCGGGAATGATTATCCCGATGAATAGTTATGTAATTACTCATACCATTTCCTTTCTTTAAACTTGTGTTTTTGACAATATCAAGTTTCCTTGACAAATTAATTATATAACCTGTCACTCGAAAAATAAATATTTTTTGTCAGGAATTCCTAAATATTCGATTATTTTTAACTGTTCTCTGTGGGTGAGTTTCCGCGAACCCGACATTATACGATTAACTGTTCGTGTAGAGATATTCAGCAAATCGGCAAGTTCATAATAATCGTCGAAATAATCCGCCAACCAAGCATACTGTGATTCCAAAAATTCATGACGCATAAAAATAGCCTCCAGTCGAGAAATTCCGAGTTCGACTGAAGACCTCTTGGTAGCTTCATATACTATTGTATTTTGAAAGATTATCGTTCGGTATTTTGATAGTAACCTGTCATCACATTGATGTCAATACAAAAACCGAAATTCCCCTGATATTAACCTGAGATTTAATTCTCGTTGGCAATAATATATCTTTTCATTTTTCACACGTAGATACGGAGAGCGGCAAATCTCAAAGGATTCTCGTAATGGTTTAACATTCACCAACGAACCGAGGTCAAAAATGTCAAAGCGATTCTGTTGCTGAGTGCGCTGTGAGACAGAAACCTTTTATAACTAAATAAAGATATTAAGATGATTGTTGGAGGAAGGAGAGATGATTTTATTTAGCCCTACCGGAGGTGGGCTGTAATATATCTATCATCCTTATACTCATATTATACTTATAATTATTATCTTTATTTGATTTTATATTTATTTCTATTTTACTTATTTATATCTATATTTATATATGTGGCGGATTTCATTATATTGACTTCAAGTTATTGAGAACTTAACCTTGATACCTTTTAGTTTCAACATATTGAAATTCAAAGGTTGAGTTTCAAGGTATTGAAATCAACATATTGAAATTCAAGGGTTGAAAAACTTAATATGTAAAAATACCGTCAAAGCCAATAGAATCAACCATTACACGAATTCTTAAATAATTTTAGAATTCTTCAAAGTATTGAGTTTATTGGGTTTGATTAATGTGTCAGAACATATAATTGTAAGAACAAATATCACATATTTCCTACCAAATTTTGTGATGAATATATATTTTAATTATATGAATATGCATTTATAATATTGATATATTCGTACTTAACCTTTCTATAAGTACGTGTTTTTGACAAAAATGAAGCCACCTGCACATTCGCACAGCGGGTGGTTTTATTTTGCAAATAGTTTATACTTACATGAACAAAATATTCTATGTGCGAGGAATATGATATGGCAAACCCTGTCTGGAACGAGAAGAAACAGAAGTGGATTCTGCGGATATACGATAACGGCAAAGTGATAAAAGAATTTACTTCTTCAAAGAAAGGTGCTGCCGGTGCAAGAGAATGCAATCGTAGACGCTCTGAGTATCTTGGCGGATATGCTGAGGGCAATGAGAATACAACAGTAGCGGCAGAGTGGAATAGGTTTTTTAAAGATGTTGAAGCTCGATATTCTCCTGAAGGTGCCAGAAATGTAGAATCATACGGCAGAAATAATATCTTACCTATTATCGGTAGCCGTAGACTTAGAAGTCTTACAGCTAATGATCTACAATTAATTCTAAATAATGCAAAAAAGCAAAACGGTGAGCTTTTATCATTAAAAAGTCTGAAAAATATCAAAGCGGTATTGGTAAGTTTTCTCAAATTCTGTAAGAAAGACGGATACACTGTTCCTGATTCTTCAGATGTATATTTGCCAACAAAGATAGCAGCAGAGAAGAAGGAGAAGGTTGTATTAACAGAAGACCAAATTGCAAGATTATTCAATGATTCTCAACCATTTGCTAAATATTTTTATATCGATTACTTTAGATTCCTATGTGCAACAGGTATGCGTCCCGGAGAAGCAATAGCATTGACCTATGATGACTATGATGGCACATTTATCACTATCAACAAGAGCATCAATATAGAAGGGCGGCTTACCGCAGGTAAGACTGCAAACGCTCACCGAAGGTTTGCGCTGAGCTCCCGAGCTAAAACAGCAATAGAATCCCAGATAACAAAAACAAAAAAGTTTGGCTCAAAATATATATTTTGTAATGCACGTGGAGAATTGATGAATGAGAGGACTGCATTATCACGATGGAAGTATCTGATAACAGAATCACGACTCAATGCACCTGGAACAAATATCTACTCTCTTCGCCATACTTTTATAACCTACTCAGCATCTATATTGTCTGAACCAATATTGAAGTCTATTGTAGGTCATTCGGTAAGCATGGACACCTACAAAGTGTATCATCATGCTACAGATCAACAGCTTCAAATAGCTGCTGAAATGATGGACAAATTGTTTCCTAACTAAATAGACTAAGAATATGTATTTCAATAATTGTAACAATGCTACATCGATGTGTTGTTCAGACCCTATCCAGAAATACCAAAAGCCGAATATTTGATAACAATACTTCAAATTGTGTAGTTTGAGGCATAGTGCGAACACAAATTCTTCTGTAAATGAATTAAAATGTCTATTAAAAATATATCAATTTTAATTTACAATATAAGCATCAGATTAACCCAAATAAGTAAAATAAGTTTTACAAATAACATGTGTACTAAATGTTATAAATATTTTTGTTATAATTAAATTAATAGAATAGACAAAGAAAACACCTCCAGTCAAAGAAGATAGCCTTCAGGATACCGCCTGAGGGCTATTTTTATTTACAACAATATGCGAACCGCAGATGCTATTAGATTCTACAACTCAGATGCTTGGCATAACTGCCGAGAAGCATACTTATCAAAGGTCAATCATTTATGTGAGCGATGTCTTGCCAAAGGAATATACACACCTGCATACATAGTTCACCACAAAACTTATCTATCGGAAGATAACTTCGGAGATGCAGAGATCATGACAGGTTTTAACAATCTCGAAGCATTGTGCCTTGCCTGTCATAATGAAGAACATTTTGGTAAGAAGCAAGACAGACGATGGGAGTTTGTTGATGGTGAGTTAGTCACCAAGGAATTAAGTCAACAGGAACTTAAAGAAGTGCAATCTGAACTCAGGATAGGCTGATTAGACTTATGAGCAAGTATAACAACAAAAAAGTTGAGATAGACGGTCATAAGTTCGACAGCAGACATGAAGCAGAGATCTATCTATATCTAAAACAGCAGGAAACAGATGGAAACATCAGTCAGTTATCATTACAAGTTCCTTTTATCCTGCAAGACAAATACAAGATTAATGGAAGAACAGTAAGAGGAATCAAATACATAGCAGACTTTACATTCTTGAACGACCAAGGATCATTAGAAGTCTGGGATGCAAAAGGCTGTAAAACAGATGTCTATTCATTAAAGAAAAAATTATTTGAGTTCCGTTACGGAATAGAAATTAAAGAAGTATGATTCAGGGTCAAGGGGATAGCCCCCCTGTAAGGACTAAAAAATCATTAGCGCACATTAA